ATGGAACAGATTTTCAATTCATTGGCCCCGGAGGGTTACTTCGCTAACCTGACGAAAAAAGAGAAGGGTAAATTCCTCAGATACCTGATGGTTACATACGATTTGAACTATAACACCATCCGGCGTAAGCTATCTGGAGTCGCAGCTTACCAGCTTAACACTCTCGAGCGCATGGCTTGCACGGAGGCGATAAAAAAGGAGGACTTATGGCGATACTAAAATTTTTGGAGTTTTTCGTTACACCAGACGGCTTTGTTTACTACAAGAAGCCTGGCGAAGAGTCAAGGCGACTCACCAAGTTCAATACCGATATTGTTGACGAGCTGCACAATGTCATCAAGACGAGGTTCCCAGAGGGATACGCAGCACTTGCTAAGCTATATCGCCGTAATACCTTCAAAATGGTTGAACGTTTTATACGCTGCAACTTTGGCGAGCACGACCTACTGACTCAAGACATCGAGCACGATATCTTGCACTTTGAAGAGGTTCGATGCCCGCTACGCGGCATGTGTGAGTTCGAGCGAGTGATATGTCGCCCTAAGACAATGGTCAACCTCTCTAAATGCGAACGAGAGATAGCCGATCTATACCTCGAGGGGCTTACATTTACACAAATCGCCGAACGGCTCGGCAAAAATGCACATACTGTCAAAGTGCAGCTCATGCGCATCAAGGTCAAATGTGGCGTTAGTCATTGTCGCGATATCATTAGGGTTTTACGTCTTAACAACTACTAAGTGGTTTTGATCTGCGACACGTGCAAACATAAGTGCAACTGCATTAACGGACGCTTTTGCCTAATTAAAAACAAATATGTTGAATACATTAATATAGAGAAATGCGAATATGATAACAATAGAACAATACATAAAGCATATCGATAATCTGAAGGAGATGGGCGTGCTGTCTGAGGACTTTCACATTATCCAATATAAAGATGGCTGTCTTCTTGGTGTAAATGGTAAGTGCGAGGCTTTTGAGGACAAACCTCTTGACTTTAAAGACTACGTCTGGTGGATAGACGGTTGGGCTTTTCGCCCTGACTCTGATGCGCGGATAAGGCCCACTGTAACTTTTGATGATGATGGCGCACTTGAGCTTAGGGATGCCCCCTTTTTCAGCAAGTTTATTGCTCCGCTGTGTTTTGGAGACAATGTCTTTCGAAAACGAAAATAATGTGTGATATCGTGTTTTGTGGCAATCAAGCGTTGCCACTATCTTTGCACAGAGAATAAACCCAAGCGAAATGATTACAGTAGAACAAATATTAAACGCAACAAACGGAGGTTTGGACATTATATTGTCCATATATCCGCAGGCGCGTGACTGCGTACACCAGAAGAACAAGCACTTCTCTATACGCAACGAGCGTACGCCGTCGGCCTCTTTACGACAATTCAACTCGAAAAGGTATGGCGCGATTTGGCAGGTCACGGACTTCGGCGGTGAAGGTCGTGGCGAAAATGCCATAGACATCTTTATGCGCGAGAATGGCTACGACCGCTCACGCTTCAATGAGGCGATACTGAAGCTGGCGGCACAGTTCGACATACGCGATGAACTTGACCGTTCCGTGAACCGTCCAGAGATTCGTCAGCGTGAAGCTCGTGCCGACGAAAAAGACGGTACACGCTCCTTCGAACTCAACGAGAAATTTACAGACGCAGAACTTAAGGTTCTTGGCCCGAAGGTTACCCAAGCTGACATTGATGCATTGCACTGGCACTCCGTCAAATGGATTACCAACGTTAAGGACCGCAAGGTTACTGTCAAGTATTCTACCGAGCACTATCCTATCTTCATGCGCGAGTGTGTTATCAAAGAGGCTGTGGGCGACCAGCCGGAAGAGAAATTCTATAAGGTTTATGAGCCTTATAACTGCGATAAAGGCTTCCGTTTCTCGTACACGCCTGCAGGTACAAAGCCGCGCTTCTATATTAACGGGCTTGCGGAGCTCAAGAAGGCATACCGTGACTTCAATGCCAAGGAAGAGAAAGAGTGGAACGCAGCACACGAGGACGGCAAACCGTACAAAGAGCAGAAGTTGCCCGAAGCGGTAATCTGCTCTGGTGAACGCGACTCGCTTTGCTGCAAGTCCATGGGCTACTTTCCTCTGTGGTTCAATTCCGAGACCTATCAGCTCTCAGTCGACGAGTATAAGGAGATAATGAAGTACGTCGAGATACTCTACAATATACCCGATATCGACGAGACGGGTCGTCGCAAAGGCAGGGAGCTTGCACTGCGCTTTATCGACATACATACCGTATGGCTCCCAGAGAAACTACAAACATACAAGGACAACCGAGGCAAACCTCGCAAGGATCTGCGCGACTGGCTCGAGATACACAGTGAGCGTAAGGATTTCCGTAATCTGCTAAGAGTGGCCATGCCGGCAAAGTTCTGGGTGCAATACTACACCAAAGAAGGCAAGATGAAAACGGAGGTGGATACAGCCTGCCTTTATAATTTTCTACAACTTAACGGCTTCTATGCTCTCCATGATGACAACTCTGCGGTGACGCAGTTTATACGCGTAGAGGGTAACACTGTGATGCGCGTCAATGTCAAAGAGATACGTGAGTTCATCCGGCGATGGGTTGTTGATAGATTCGAGGACCGTAACATCCTCAATCTGGTGCTCAATACTACTAAGCTATCTCCTGCAGCTCTTGAGTCGTTGCAAGAGATTGACCTGGACTTCACCAATTACACTCCAGACTCGCAGTTCTTCTTCTTTGCTAACAAGACTATCGAGGTGTGCGTGCCTACTGTATCTTGTCCAGATGGGTTGAAGGAGTATGATCCAGGTGCAGATAGCTTACACAACTTCGTTTGGGAAGAGAGCGTCATTCCTCATAGATACAAGGCTTTGCCCGATATGTTCCGCATTACGCGTAAAGAGGGTGACAATGGTCAAACGTTGTTGGATATAGATATCCTTAACGTGAAGAGCAACTTCTTTGGCTATCTTATCAATACCTCACGACTATACTGGCGCGAGGAAACGGAGTTACCCTTCGGCGATGACCGCGAGGCTTCAGCGGCATACATCAAGGCTCATCCGTTCTGCATTGATGGTGAGGGGCTGCAACCTTACGAGATAGCAGAACAAAAACAGAATCTCATCAATAAGATATTTACATTTGGCTACATGCTACATCGATACAAAGATTATGCACGCTGTTGGGCACCGATGGCCATGGACAACAAGATAGGCGAAGAAGATGAATGTAACGGACGCTCCGGCAAATCTTTCTTCTTCAAAACGCTCTCGTTCTTGGTTAATACGGTTAAGTTGTCCGGACGAAATCCGAAGCTCATGGACAATCCTCATGTTTTTGAGATGGTCAGCCAGTTTACAGGTATCCTACTGATTGACGATTGCGACAAATATCTCAATCTTGGTCCGTTCTACGATAACATTACGAGTGATATGACGGTCAATCCGAAGAATAACAAAATATTCACTGTAAAGTTCGAGGATGCGCCTAAGCTTGCTTTTACCACGAACTATGTACCGCAGAACTTCGACCCGTCTACTGAAGCTCGCTCTCTGTATATGGTATTCTCCGACTGGTACCATCAGAAAACCGAGGATAATGATTATCGAGAGACACGAGATATTCGTGCTGACTTCGGCAAGACTCTGTATGACTATGAGTATAGTGAGGACGAGTGGAATGCCGACATTAACTTTTGGCTTCAGTGTTGTAGGTTTTACCTCTCACTTAAAGACTCTGGCTTAAAGCTGCAGCCACCTATGGCCAACATGGTGAAGCGTCATCTTAAAGCTTCCATGGGCGCCAATTTCGAGGACTGGGCAGAAGGCTACTTCTCACCCGACGGCGAACATCTTGACGAATTCCTGCCACGTGACGACGTCTTCAACGAGTATCAGCGCTTTGCTAACGTAAACCGAATAACAATGCAGGCATTCACCAAGAAGCTCAAGTCGTTTTGCATACTATGTCCTTGGATTGACTGTATGAATCCGCCTGACCTCTGCAATACGGGCGGTCGAATACAGCGATCAGTGATGGTGGCACCAGACAAGCGCAAAACTAAGGACATGATTTATATACGCTCTATCCCATTAGACACCAAAATGGACGCAACCGAACAAGACCTTTGTTTCTCAACAGAAGACGAGAAACCTTTCTAATATTACTTTATCATTTCGCTTTAATCTTCAATGGGTAGGCGGGCTGCAGGTTTTAAAGACCTATGCAGCCCGCCTTTGTTTTTATCGCAAACTCGCTTGCATCATTAACAGACTGTTCCATTCTTCCACAGGTTTTTGTAGGCTCGACTCTCATGGCGGCCTTTTGCTCCCCGACACCCCTTTATTATTCTGTACAAAAACTTTGTGATTTTGTAATGTGATGTTCCAAAAAATCAAAAAGATAAGTAAATTAAGGGGTTACGGCTTGTTCACAAACTATCACAAAAGCCTTCACAACTTCATCACAAAAAAAATAAGTTTGCAACACCATTCGAGCCTTGTATTGGTGTCACATTCTTCAATGTGCAATCACAAAACGCAACACAAACTTTGTTTAAAGTCAAAACACTGATAGCCATTCACTTAGCCATCATTATCATACAAATCACAACTTCACAAAATTTTCTTGCAACTTTATACTTAGCCGCACGTAAGGTAGAATAAGGAGCGCACAGAAGACAGAATTATTAAGACTTTTATCTCTACAAAGTAGGTTTATTGGTAAATTTTTCCTACTTTTGTAAGGTGAACAAAATTTCATCTTAAACCAAGTATCTGTGTCAAAATATCTCGTCTACATCTCCTTCAAGCCGTTCATTGCTCAATGGCTGCGCCATCACTTCGGCGACCCTGTAGTATTCCCGGCTCAAAGCGCAGAGAATGCTTGCATCCGTCATTTTCTCACGCGCCAGCCTGGTTCGTTACCGCTGACACGTGGCGATGATGATGTTGCTATCTGCATCCCCGACTCAAAGCAGAAGCCGGTCGTCACCTACAACTACCTTTCTGGCAATGCCCGCAAGGCTGTTGCCGAGTGCATCGAGGACACATTCAGGCTCCAGCTTTGGCGCGATCTCGCCGACATCGAGCTGTGCCAGTGCACACTACTCTCTGCTGTTAGAGCGTGGTGCGAGGCTAACGGCATAGATGTCGAGTACGACTACACGCTAAAGATGCGTTTCCAACGTATGCGCAACTCCTACCTTAAGCATGGTATCGACCTCAGACGCAGATCTCGAGTGCGCGACAATAAAAACTGTTAAATATTCTATAAATCGCACGGATAAGATGCCCATTTTTGTTCGCGCCCGTTCGTCACTTATGTTCAACATATAAATATAGCTCTATATGAAGTCGATAAAGCTCGTTAAGTCTGTTGCTTATGCTTACAGCACCCAACTCGAAGGCTCGGTCCTCATCGCCAACCGCACCGTCCGCATCCCATCCAACATCTTGTGGCGCTCAATTTGTGTCAAAGATCATCCGTCTATGGTCTCGTCTACCAAGACAGATGACAAGAACAAGGTTGTAACCACCACTTTGAAGTTCCTTACACCTGACGATTTGAATATCAAGCGTCGTCATCTGGTGTTCAAGGTGACACTCATCGACGATCGTCAGTTTCTTGTTGGCTCCTCTGAGCGACCTTACCCGTCTGTAGAAATCACCGAGAACTGCCCCGATGCTGTCAAAGATAATCAGCTCAACGAGGTCGTTGTAACACACAAATCTCACGAGATACCCCCATATATTAAGGTATAGCAGTATTTTGTACCACAGGCTTCTCAAGCTACCTTTGTCGTAAATACTTATTATATGAAATATCATCTCGTCATATCTGGCACTATTGGCAGTTGGTGGAACGGTTGTTCTGCCGACTATGTCCGTTATGTACTCAATAAGAATAGTGGTAAAGAAGTGCATGTCGGCTTCTGCTCACTCGGCGGCTTCGTTAAAGATGGCTTGGAGATTAACCAGGCTTTCCGTGACCACGGCAACGTACACGCTCACGCCTTCGGCATGAACGCATCTATCAGCACTATCGCCATGCTTGGCTGCAAGACTATCGACATCGTCAAGGGCAGCTTCTTCCTTATCCACAACGTGTCCACTCTCATCTACAAGTACGAGCAGAGCAACAAGGAGCAGATTGATGCTTTCGTGCGCAAGCTTCAGGCGCAGCGCGACTCGCTCAAGAACTTCGACGACGTGCTTGCCTCTATGTACGCCGACAAGACCGGCAAGTCTGTCGATGAGTGTCTCGCCCAGATGAAGAAGGGCAACTGGCTCACCGCGCAGCAGGCTCTCGACTTCGGACTTGTCGATTCCATACGCGAAGACAAGGAGGCAGAGAAGGCTGCCAACGAGTTTACCGGACAATTTACAAACTCTTACAACTTATCTCAATTTAAGGATGCAGGCATACCGCCACTACCTCAATCACTTGCCTCGGAAGACGCAGCAGCTCGTGTCGCGTCAGTGGTTGACGGTAGCGGCAATCCAACTCCGAGCTTCATCGAGAAGACGTGCGAAGGGCTCAAGAACCTCTTCCGTAACCAACACGCATCAAAAACTTCAAACAAAATGATTAAAATCTTTGCTTGCGTCATGGCATTGCTCAATGCCACTGACGGTTTCGCGACCAACGAGGATGGCAACATCACCCTCACCCAGGAGCAGATGAAGAGCATCGACGATCGTCTTCAGGAACTTGAAGAGAAAGACAAGACTAACGCAAAGGCGGTGTCTGAAGCCGGCAAGGCTGTCAAGGAACTCAAGGACCAGCTCGCCAAGGCTCAGAACGAGTCCAAAGAGAAGGATGCTCAGATCGCAGCTCTCAAGGGCTCTGCTGGCACCACTACTGATGATAATCCTGCCAACAGCGAGGAGAGCTTCACCGCGCAGGAAGTGTTTAACCTTATTAAAGATGTATAACTATGGCTTCTGTTAAAGTAGGCAATATTACATTTGGTGCTGAAGAGCTCTCTAAGACTTTTCAGACCTACCGTTCAGACTTCCTTATGATGCCACTTCTCGCTCTCGGCGCACTTGCAGAACATTGCTCTGTACGCACCGGCATCCGCTACCGCGAGACTGTTGGCGAGATGTCTGGCAATCTCGAACTCTCTAACTACCAGAAGACAAAGTATGAAGACGCAGCTGTAGATATTACACCGCGTGTCTTCCAGACTTTCTTCGGCAACGTGGTGGCAGGCATCGACCCCAACGCCATCTACCAGAGCATTTGGGGCTCTAACGTTACTAAGGGCGACGGCCTGAAGAACGTGCCTATCGTCGTTCAGATCTGCGCATACCTTGCCAAGAAACTTGGCGAGAATATGTTCATGAACGCCTTCACCGCTAAGCACGATCCCGCAGACTTCTCCAAGACTGCGAAGTGGTTCGACGGTTTCAAGACCGTCCTCGACAAGGATGCTGCCGGAACCAACGAGCTTCAGAAGGTGCTCATCTCGACAACTCTCGGCAACCTCGTAGAGGGTACTGATTCTATCACCAAGGACAACGCCGAAGACCTCATCAAGGAGTTCTACTGGAGTGGTACCGACGCTGCCGCTGCCAAGCTGCGCTCGCAGCCGCTCAAGCTCTTCCTCAGCGACCAGGCTTACCACTGCTACACCGAGTGCTATCAGGTCAACCACGGCTCGCTGCCGTACAACCAGAACTACGACAAGCGCACTCTTGAGGGCGCAAGCAACGTAGAAATCGTACCACTGGCTAACGTTCCTGCCGACTTCATGCTGCTCACTCCGAAGTCTAACATCTTCCTCGTGTTCAACCAGCAGACCGAAGACGAGAAGTTCCTCGTTGAGAAGTCGCTGAAGAATCACTATGATGTAGACTTCATCGCCAACTACTTCTTCGGCACGCAGTTCCAGAGCGTATCGCCCGAGGTTCTGCGCTACTGGCGCAAGAAGGCCTGAACGAGGTCGCTAACATATTTGTTTAACATTAAAACTTATCATTTATGGCAAAATGTACTGGCGCCGCATCTATTTACGGCGATATCTGTTTCACACCGGGAGCAAAGTCGCTCCCTGGTGTACGTGGCTGGGTCTTCGGTATTGCTAAACGCGACATCTTAGGATGGCCAACCATCGGCTCGGAGACACCAAAAACGATGGACGCTGTCGCTAAGTATACCGGCGACTTCAAACTGGCTTCTGACAAGAAGTGGCACAAGATTGGTCTCATACCTAACGAATCGCAGCTGCAGGTCGAGTCTCAGGGCACTTATGGATCTAAGACATTCAAAGTCACTGGCACCGCTGTCATTCCCGGCACCGAGGAAGCTGCCACCGGCTACATCTCTCTCGCCAACAACGACGAGATGGTCTACCTCTTCATTCAGCGCAACGGCAAGGCACGCATGGTGGGCAGCGAGGCGTTCTCTCCTGAGCTCACGCTCTCGCAGGACCTCGGCAAGGCTGCTACCGATACCAACTCTACAACAGTGCAGGCTGTTGCATCCGACGAGTATCCTGCTCCGTTCTACCCGGGCAAGATAGAGACCGAGGACGGCGACATCTCCGGTGCTACCGGCCTGCCGATTGTTGTCGCTGCATAGCGTTTTTTTTTCGCGCAATAAATAGGTTTAAATTATTTAATTGGTTAACTCTGGGGCGGTCCTCACGATGGCGATCGTGGTGTCCGCCCTTTTAATTTGCTTTACAATGATAGATAAAAAACTCACAGAAGATATGCAGGCGTGGCTCAACGCCGAGAAGCACGACCGCGAGTCTGTTGCCCGTGGTGCGGAGATGGTTCTGAAGCTCACGCGCAACATGTCGATGTATCAGACCATCATGCGCCGTCCAGAGCGTTTTGAGTCGAAGGTGCGCTACGAGCTTCAGAAATTCTTGCCTATGCGACTCGAGAACATGACTACTCAAGATGTCAAGTTACTCGATGCCGAACTTACTCCACAGATAGCTGCTGCCATCGAGGAGCAGGCTAAGTTCGAAGCCGAGCACAAGGCTGAGGAGGACAACGACACTGAGGTTCCTGAGGGTGGCTACCTTCCGGCAGCTTCCGGCATCCGCCCCGATCACGACAACCTTCCAGAGGATGTGCGCAATATCTGGGCGGAGAATAAGGAGCGTTGGCTGAAGATAAAGAAGCTCTACAACACTCTGCTAACCTTCGAGCAGCCATGCGACCGCTACGAATATCTCAAGCAGCTGAAGGACTTGTGGTACACCTACAAGAGCGAACTCGGACGTTATGACGGCTACGTCGCTCCTTCTGACGATGCTCAGACTGAAGGCGAAGAGCCTACGCCTGCCGATATCGCTAAGAACATCGCCAATGCGCGCTCGTATATCACCAAGAACGTAGACCGCCTCGCAGAACTCCGCCGTCTGTCGCGCGAGTCCGACGATGCTACTAAGGAGCTCGACGAGTACAACAAACTGCTCACAAAGGTTCGAGCCCGTGTTACCGTGCTCAACGACAACAACGCCCCTATCGGGGGGGATCTGAAAACGAAACTCAATGAAGCAGGCTTATCCCTTCCGTCCGCTGAGTGACGTTCCCACTCAGTACCATCTCGGTACTGGGCTGCACACGCTCGGCTTGCTCAGATGGATTCTGAAGCAGACCGGGCGTGCTGACGTTTACGTATCTACTTTCTCAACCTCCGACGCTTTCCTCTGCGGTTTCCTACGTCTGCGCCGGCGCAAGCTGATAGCAAACGCCACACTCGTAGCCGACCTTAAGGCTGCACGCAAGACGGTGCAGCTCTATCGGCTTATGCAGAGCTGTTTCGACCATGTGCATCTGGCGCAGAACCACTCAAAGATAATGCTTGTCAAGAACGAGAACTATCAGGTTGCTGTTATTAGTTCTCAGAACCAGACCTACGGCGACCGCGCCGAGTGCACAATGATCACTACAGACCTCAAGGCTTACTACTCGTTGCTTGCCGGTCTGAGAGGCATCGTCGACAAATCACTTGAGCTAAATGGATTATTCCAACGACTTACTGACAAAGATAGAAAACTATGCGGGGGAGATGATGACCCCGACGGAGATATCCGCCCTTTTGGGTATTGACGAGCGTGTGCTGTGCGACGACATAGCCACTGTTGGCTGTCCTGCACGCGCGGCTTATGTTCGTGGCGCATCAGCCACGGCGCTTGAGCTTCGCCGCACTCTTCACGATACGGCGCTTGCCGGCTCTCCTTATTCTATTCAGGAGTGTCAGCGTCTGCTTGCTGCCGCTCTTTCTGCTGTCACTTAGCATTCTCAACAACCAATACTATACATTATATATATGCTTCCAGTTAACCTCGATGAATATTCACGCTATGTCACCCTCGACGATGCTGAACTGCGTCAGCTCCGTGTCGCCGAGGGTGTATTGCTGCGTCTTCATCGCATACGCGGCATGTATGCCTATTGGTTGCAGTTCCCGTCAAAGGTTGACAACGACCTGGTGCAGTACGATATGGCTATGTTCAAGGTGTCGCGCTCTCTTGCTTACGAGGATCTGCATCTGGTCAAGGTGCTACTCGGCAATCTTCAGCAGACTACGAAGGAGTTCATGCGCTGGAAGATTAACAAGTCTCTCGAGCAGGACATCGCTGCAGCACGTTGCGTCGGCGACTTCCGGTCGGTGGCTGCGCTCTCTAAGGTGCTCGTGGCTAACAACCGCACCGACAAGGACGACGAACCCGACCTCGAATTCGACAAGATAGTGCCTCAGAACTTCGAGCCGACAGACGACCCTACGGTTCTCGGCATCGAGCGCATCCCTGACCTGCGTGGCAAGATACGTGCTCTCTACAAGCGCTACTCCAATACTATGATACAAGATGCTGATTTCGAGGAGATAAAAGAAGAGATAAAACCCAACGAAGATGAGTGATTGCATTGAACAACCAAACCTTCAGTATTTCAACGACGCGCAGTATTACGCACTCGCCATGAACACACGCGACGAGGTAATCGTTGCCGGACGTGGTGTGGGCAAGGGTGCTATTCAGGCGCGCCGTCTGCAGTCGTGCTTTCAGGGTATGCCCGGCTCCATGGGTGGCTTCGTAGCTCCGTCCGTCAAGCGCTGCCTGACCAATATCCTGCCCTCAATGCTCATCCACCTCGAACGATGGGGCTTCAAGCGCGACCTACACTATGTCGTAGGTCGGCGACCGTGGAAGAAGCTCCACTGGAAGTCGCCTATCTTCACGCCGGCGAACTGGGAGAACACCATCAGCTTCTACAACGGCTCCGTCTGCAATGTCATCTCGCAGGACCGCTCGGGCACGTCCAACTCGATGTCGCTCGACTATCTCATCATCGACGAGGCGAAGTTCATCGACTTCGAGCAGCTCAAGGACGAGACCTTTCAAGCCAACCGAGGCAACGAGATGTACTTCCGCCATTTCCCTCTGCATCATGGCATGACCATCACTTCCGACATGCCTATCACCAAGAAGGGCTCCTGGTTCCTCAACTACAAGGATAAGCAAGACCCAGAACTGGTGGAGGTCATCGAGGGGCTGGTCTACCAGATATGGAGACTGAAGCAGAAGCTGCTGAAGACTCCCGACAAGCACGAGCAGATCCAGCGACGCATAGACGAGTACAACAAGCAGCTCAACTTCTTCCGCTCACAGTGTCTGCTATACCGCGAATATTCATCAATCGAGAACCTCGCACTCCTGGGCGAGGAGTTTATACGCCGTGCCAAGCGCGACCTTCCACCGCTCACCTTCGCTACATCTATCATGTGCCAGCGTGTGAGCATATCGGCTGACGGCTTCTATGGTGGCATGAGCGAGACCGCCAACCTATACACGGCACCCAACGAGAGCGTGCTCAACCTGCACAACCTCGCCAACGCCGAGGGTGGTGCGCTGCCTAACGACTGCCGCATGGATGCCGACCGCAACGACAAACTGCCGTTGCTGATAGCCTTCGACACCAACAACCTCATCAACTGGCTCGTCGTCGGTCAGGTGCAAGGCTCGAAGCTGCGCGTGCTCAAATCGTTCTTCGTCAAATACGAGCGCAAGATCCCTGAGCTGCTCGACGACTTCAATACGTACTACCACTATCATCGCCGTCGTCAGATCATCTTCTACTACGACTCTACCATGGTGGGCACCAACTGGGGCTTGCACTACAACGACCCTCATAAAGAGGTGGTGCGCACGCTGCGCTCCATGGGCTGGGCGGTGCGCGAGGCTTATCTCGGCAACCCGATGAACCACGTACAGAAGAACGCTCTCATCAATAATATGTTTCGCGGGCGTGCCCGTCTGCAAGTGCTCGTCAACCGCGACAACAACCCCGACCTGCTCATCTCCATCACCTCAGCCGGCGTGTACAACGGCAAGAAGGATAAGCGTGGAGAGAAACTCGCAGAGACCGAGGAGGATAAGCTGGAGGCTCGTACCGACGGCTCCGATGCCTTCGACGTGCTCTGCATAGGCGCGGAGACCAAGCCGGTGTTCCAGGGCACCGGCGGCACAACCAACACATACGGCTAAAATCTCATTTCTCATTTATTTTTTGTTTATACTTTACACCGCTGGCGCGAGATGCGTCGGCGGCTTTTTGTTTTTCTGAAAAGATAGCAAAAAAGTTAGCAAAATATTTGGTAGTATGTAACATTATTGCTACCTTTGCATTGTCCAATAAGGATAAAGAGTTCTTTAAATTAATTTTTAAGCCAAATGAAAGCAAACGAATTAAAACGTTTACTCAAGCGCAACGGGTGTTGCTGTTTGAGGAGGGGCAGCGAGCACGACATCTGGATTAATCCTAAGACAGACAGAACGGCTTCAGTTCCTCGACATGGCGCACATGAAGTAAGCACGGGAACTTTAAAAAGTATTCTCAAGGCGCTTCTTGGTTAATCTATTTGGAGTCTGACCCCTCGGGGTCGGATTCCTTAGATTAAAAAAATTAAATAGAAGAACTCTTTTTAGTTGACGACAAACAATAAGTATATATGAAAGTGACTGTTTTTGTAGAAAAGCAACCGGGCGAAAAGAATTGCTCTTGCTTTATTGATGGCACAATTAATAATTGCGGCATAGCAGGTTATGGCTCCACTGTAGATGCAGCAGTTAAAGATCTTCTTGTCGCAAGAGAAGAGTATAATGATATGGGTCGGGCTATTCCAGAACTTGAGATGTCTTTCAAATACGACATCTGGGCTTTCTTCGATAAGTTCCCCATATCTATTACACCGCTCGCCAAACGTATAGGTATCAACCCTTCACTTATGCGCCAATATGTTTCTGGCAACAGAAAACCAAGCGCAAAGCGACTTGAAGAAATTGAGAATGCCATCCACGAGTTCGGAAAGGAACTCTCTAACGTGTCGCTAATTTGATTTTGACTGTTTTCATGGCACATGAAAATTAGATAAATGAACTCTTTGAGTCCTCGGTGCGTGATGCATCGAGGACTTTTTTGTTGGCAATTGCCAACCTCGCACCCTTATGCCTTACCGCTGATGAGCGTCCTCGATGTGGTGCTGTCTTTCACGATGGGCGCAAAATCCACAAGCCAAAATCACATACTCGGCACAACCTTCTGCATATTCCGCTAAAGGCGAGGGCGGCAATTGCCAACTCGGCGCAGGGCGGTGTAGTGCTGCATAGACAGAAAGTCTTGCACCCTGCAAAATCGTAATGCTTAACTCGTTGATTTTTAAGCATTACGATTTTGCAGCTATGGAAAAGGTACGCGAAAACGCGCTCATTTTTCAATTCCGGGCTTCTTTTTATTGCGGAAAAGAAGCAAAAACGCTTGCGAAAACAAGTTTTCGAGTGGTATTCTCCGGTAGAGAATGCTATTTTTACATCTTGCGCTATTCCGTTCGAGAGCATTTTTAGAAGATTATTGTACATCGGGTAGAGTGTCGTTTTTACTTCGCGAATTTACGGCGGACGGCTGCCACCCAAGCACCGATGCACTAAAGTGACGGAAATTTTACAGCAGCCTTCCGACTTTTCTTCCTACGGCTTCCTTAAAAAACTCGGTTTTCCATAAAATTTCAATCCCTTTTGCTTGTCCTCTCGCCTTGCTTCCACCGTCTTTTTGCGGCGTAAAAAGCGAAATTCGACCCGACGTGAATAAAAAAAACTCTCAAACGGGCTACAGATGAGATGTGTAAAAAGCTCTCTTCTCGCCTCGGAGAATATTTATTTAAGGAGGACAAAAAATGAAAACAGCCAGTTTCTACAGCTATTTGCCGAAGCGTTACACCACCGACAACGTGCAGACCGAGCGCGTAAGACGTTTTATTTATTCGTTCAAGCGTGGCGACCGCCATGCGGTAGACTTCGCCATAAACATCGTAAGCGAGTGCCTTAATAAATGGTACGGCGCAAGCAATCAAGACTATGTGTTCGTGTGCGTTCCGGCGGCTACAAGTGCCAAGTATAACCGCCGCTTTAAGCGTTTCGCCGAGGAGGTAAGCAAGCGCACCGGCATACAGAACGGCACGGCACACGTGAATATCTTCGGCATGCGCGAAGCGAAGCACAACAACGCCGCGCACATCGTCAGCGAGTCGTATGGCTACTACGTGAGCACCGACCCCGACTTCTTTGCAGGCAAGAACGTGATACTCTTCGACGACCTCATTACTACAGGAGCCACGGCGGAGGAGTTCGCCGAAGAACTCGCAGTTGTAGACGCTAACGTCATCGGCGGCTTGTTTCTCGCACGCACCAAACTCATGAATAACCATTAAAACTAAACAATATGAATAATTTTTCAGAACTCGTTCGCGAAGAACGCCCCGACTACAAAGTATATAATAACGGTTTCGACTCGCTCAACAGCGTTGAGCTCATAAGCCTAATAATAGGGCAGGGCAAAAGCACGCGCGCAGCCATGCAGCAGGCTCGCCAGATAGTGAACATTTGCGGCGGCAGCCTACGCGACATCGCCACCCGACGCGCCGAGGAGCTACAAGTAGTGCAGGGCGTAGACCCCAAGAAAGCAATGACGCTGCAAGCGGCGTTCGAACTCGCTAAGCGCATCGAGCGCGAAGCAGCAGCCGACCGCCCGAGCTTCAGAACCGCCGAAGACGTTTGGCGATACTTCCGCCCGATAGTGGGCACGGCAGACCACGAAGAGGCGCACGTGCTGCTCATGAACAATAATTTCAAGCTGATTAAATCCGTGAAGTTATCAAGCGGCGGACTCACCGAGACAGCTGTAGACGTGCGCGTCATATTGCGCGAGGCTCTCGTCAACAACGCCACCACGCTCACCCTGATACACAACCACCCAAGCGGCAACCCGTGCCCGAGCCGCGACGACGACCGCATCACGGCAACGCTAAAGCAGGCGTGCTCTACAATGCGGCTCTATCTTATAGACCACGTCATCGTGACGGATAGCACATACTACAGCTATTCGGAGGAGGGCAAGCTATAGACCGCATCGCACCGACCTCACGCATCGAGGTCGGTGTAGTCGCAACCATTTTGTTGAGCTCAACGAAATGGTTGCTTCTCTTCCCGCCCACCGCCCTGCGCCCGCCGCAAAAA